AACATACGACAATACCCAATCTCAATACGTTCCTTTGGATCTGTTTCCCGATCAGATAAGTCTGATTGAGGATTACGACACCTACGAAGAAAATATTGCTTTGAAGTATAGACAGGCGGGGGTATCTACGGTTACCTCCGCTTGGGCTTCTAAGCGTTTGGTATTTGCAAAAAAAACGAAGCCAGAAAAAATCCTGATTATTGCAAACAAACAGGATACTGCCATCGAAATGGCGAACAAAATCAGAGCGTTTGTTGAGCAATGGCCTGATTGGATGGGTGTCGGTTTTTCTGGTGAGAAAAACGCACAAAAACACTTTAAATTAAGTAACGGATGTGAGGTTAAGGCAGTTGCAACCTCAAAGGACGCACTTCGTGGTTATACCCCCACGATTCTTATATTTGACGAGGCTGCGTACATTGATGCGGATGAAGACTTTTGGTCTGCGTGTATGGCGTCACTATCTACGGGTGGTAAGGTTATCGTGATCTCAACACCTAACGGATTTGACCCTATTTATTACGGAATCTACGAACAAGCACTTCGTGGTATGAACGACTTCAAAATCACGGAGATGTTTTGGTATAGAGATCCCCGTTACGCTAAAGATCTGAAACTAATCAAAGTTAAAGATATCGTTCATTATTTGCTGAATCGTTCAGAGTATAAGGATGAAGAAATAACTTTGAGTTATGAAGATGTGGATCCACGTAAGAGAGACTTCGAGGAGATCAAAAAACACTTCAACGATGGATACAAACCATACTCTTCTTGGTTTGAATCTATGGCAAAGAAACTTAAGTTTGATAGAAGAAAGATTGCACAGGAATTAGAATGTAACTTCTTGGGGTCAGGTGATAGTGTAATACCACCTGATGTTATCGAACGTATGAAAGAACAGGACATCCAACCACCAGTTAATAAGTTTATGGGTGGTGCAATTTGGCAGTGGAAAGAACCTGAAGCCAACCATAGGTACATTATGGGTATTGACGTATCAAGAGGTGATTCTGAAGACTTCACCACGTTCTGTATCATCGATTTTGATGAAAGGGAACAGGTATTGGAATATCTTGGTAAAATACCACCAGATATTGCCGCTGAGATTGCTATGAAATGGGCAACGATGTATTCTGCGTTTGTGGTGATAGACATCACCGGTGGTATGGGAGTATCTACATCAAGAAAAATGCAAGAACTTGGATACAAAAACTTATACGTTGATGGTGTGAATATTGCCGACAAATGGAAGTATAATCCGAAGATGGAAGACAAAATTCCTGGTATCAACTTTAACTCAAAACGTGTTCAGATTGTTGCCGCATTTGAGGAGGCATTACGACACGGATTTAAGATTCGTTCATCAAGAATGTTGAATGAATTGAATACCTTTGTTTACGTAAACGGAAGACCTGATCACCTTAAGGGACAACACGATGACCTTATTATGGCTTGTGCAATGCCAATCTATGTTGCTGAAAACTCATTCAGTCTTTTGGAACGTGCTGAATCACAAACAAAATCTATGTTGGAGAGTTGGACGGTACAAGAACATCAACCATCAAATTCAGTTAGGGACTTCCATCCTGCACTTCCAGCTTCTAATAATCGAGGGGCAAGACCTGGTACGTATAATCCACAACCACAGGATTATGCTAAATACTCCTGGTTGTTTGGAAGATAATATTCAGTTTAAATAGGACTGACTTACTATTTATAAGAAAAATTAAATAATGGCGGAGAAAAATTTTACAATTTGGCAAAGATTAAGTCAGGTTTTTGGACCGGATTCTACTTTGGACCAACAATCTCCTATTTACAAGTTTGACAAAAAAGAACTTCTTAAGACTACAGATAAAAACGAGTTTGAAAGGGAGAAGTTACAAGCTCAACAATCTATGTACCTTTCCCAACAGTGGACAAAGGTAGAAAACAATTTATACACCCAAGCCGTTTACTATGAACCAACAAGATTGGCATCATACTACGACTACGAGTCGATGGAGTATACTCCTGAAATTTCAGCAGCACTCGACATCTACGCAGAAGAATCTACAACAACAAATGAAGATGGATTTATATTACAGATTTACTCAGAATCTAAAAGAATCAAAGGTATCTTGGCAGATTTATTCAACAATAGATTGGATATCAACACTAACTTACCGATGTGGACAAGAAACACTTGTAAGTATGGTGACAATTTTGTCTATCTAAAACTTGACCCTGAACAGGGTGTTATGGGTGCACAACAACTACCGAATTTCCAAGTTGAAAGAATGGAAAGAGGTATGCAGTTCACACCTGGCAGAGGTGCGGTTCAAAGTGAGAACGATGCGTTGAAGTTCTTATGGAAAGAAAAGAATATGGAATTCAATACTTGGGAAATTGCACATTTCCGTTTGTTAGGTGATGATAGAAAACTCCCGTATGGTACTTCTATGTTGGAAAAGGCACGTCGTATTTGGAAACAACTTTTGTTGTCAGAAGACGCGATGTTAATCTATAGAACTTCAAGAGCACCTGAGAGAAGAGTGTTCAAAATTTTTGTTGGTAATATGGACGATAAGGACGTTCAACCTTACGTAAACCGTGTTGCTAACCAATTTAAAAGAGATCAAATTGTTGATCCGAACAATGGTAACGTAGATATGCGTTACAACCAAATGGCGGTTGATCAGGATTACTTTATTCCTGTTCGTGACCCGAATGCACCAAACCCAATCGATACACTACCAGGAGCTCAGAACTTATCTGAAATTGCTGATATTGAATATATCCAAAAGAAATTGTTGACGGCACTTCGTGTTCCTAAGGCATTTTTGGGATTTGAAGAGGTTGTTGGTGATGGTAAAAATTTGGCGTTACAAGATATTAGATTTGCCCGTACCATCAACAGAATACAAAAATCGATGGTTCAAGAATTGAATAAGATTGCAATTATCCACCTATTTGTTCTTGGATTTGAAGATGAATTGACAAACTTTACTTTAGGTTTGACAAATCCATCAACACAAGCAGATTTATTAAAGATTGAAAACTGGAAGGAAAAGATTTTACTTTACAAAGATGCGGTTTCAGATCCCGGTAATGGTATCCAACCAGTATCTTCATCTTGGGCTAAGAAACACATATTAGGATTCTCTGATGAAGAAATCAAACTTGATATCCAACAACAGAGAATTGAAAAAGCGGTTGCGGCTGAACTTGAAAAAACTGCTGAAGTTATCACAAGTACAGGTTTGTTTAGTAATATTGATAAGTTATACGGAAATAAGGGTCCTGCTGCTGGTCAACAACCTGAGGGTGAAGTTACAGAACCTGCGGACACTGGATTTGAAACAGGTATCGAAGAAACTCCACCTATGGATTTTGGAACTGAACTTGGTGGAGGTACTGAAACACCTGAAACTGGTGGAGAAACTGCTGCTGAAGTCACCCCCGAATCTTTTAGAAAAGATGATATGAATTTGGTTCTTGAGGATAGTGACATTACAGGTACCAAAACATTAGATTTAGCGAAAGGTAAAAAGTCAATTCAAGAAATTGAGGGTAAACTTAATGAGTTATTAAATAAGTAAGTATTTATAATAAAAACTGTTATGAAGTCATTTGGTGAAATTAAAACATCTGTCGAAAAATCCTTAGTAAAAAACTATGGTAAGAGTTCTTTCAAATCTTTGATGAAAGAGTTCAAGAAAAACATTTTGGATGATAAACAGATATCTGAAATGTACTTCCTATATGATGCCTTATCAAAACCATCAGGGTTTAACAAAGAATATGTTGGTGACTACGTAAATGAGTCAACTGACGTTTTAAAAGATTTAATCCAAAAAAATACAGAAAAGTTAGAAAGACTATCTGCTTGGGTTGAAAGTATGATCCAACTTGACGAAAACGAATACAAAAATATAGATACTATTGTTTACAACAAATCTGTTAAAAATTTAGACAAAGTTATCGAGTCAAAAAATGTCATCAAAAGTCTTTTGATTACCGAGAAAAAAGAAGTAGTAAAAGAGTCAGTTAGTATTCCACTATCTTCAATGTTGAAGATTGCTTCTAATGTGTTTAATGAGAAATACGAAAATATTTCTGAAGAAGAAAAAAATGAACTTAAAAGTCTTTTAGGTTTAACAAAGGAGGAAACCAAACAACAAGTTAAAGAATTAACCGAAGATGTTGTGGGTAAACTTCAAAATAAGTTAAATGAAGAAGAAGATTCTGAAGTGAAGGTTATGATTGAAACTACAATCTCAAAAGTTCAAGAATCTAAGGAAGACTTGGTTTCACTATATAAGTTAAAGCAATTATATTCAGGATTATAATTCCTGAATATTTTTCTTTTGTTGGTAAATTGCTTTTTGTTTTTTCTCCCTTTTTTGTACTGATTTTTTGGTAAATTCTTGACGGTCTCTAAGTTTTTCCATTTGCTTAGTTTTGATAACCTTGAACTTATAACGCTTTAAAGCCTTATCAATTGGTTCACCTTTTTTTACCTCAATTACGATCATAAAAATAAATATAACAAAATTTGTTAATTTTTTTTTGACAACTTATTCTTTTATGATTAAAATTTATCATAAATAATAAATCAGTAAGTTGAATATTAATGAAAAAGGGAAAGACGTCGAAGCTCAATATCTTCGACAGAGCTAAGTGTTTCTACGGGACTGTAGACTCCAAAGAACTAAAATCTATCTATGTGGTGTTACAAACTTGGGTTGAACCAAAAGTAGAGTTTGATAATTGGACAAGAGTTACAGGTAATTTAAAAAGACAAATTCAACATAGTTTGTTAGAGGTTGTTGATAATGTATACTTTGAAAAACACAACATCATTGACTTGGATCTTCGAACAAGTGGAATCCAAATGGATAAAAAAAGTTTTATGAATTTAGAGATCACTCTATTCTTAAAAAACAAAAATGAAGATTTTAAATCTCCAATTTTAAGACACCAAATAAAACAAATTATATCGGCAGTTTATTTTGATGACCTATATAACTGCAAATATTTTGATTTACACAAGTCAAAAACAGAAAAAGTAAAAGAATAATGTATTTATTGTAAAATATATTATGAAAATATTAGGTCCAAACGAACAGGGTAAAGGTATTCTTGTAGAATGGGATGCGGGATATGTATCACCTACAGATAGTAGAAATGCTGCCGTCATCAAAGAATCTTACGGACAATTGGAACATTCAAAGCCTTTTGAGTTTTATGCTGTATTACAAAAATACGGAACACCAAACAGAAATGGACGTGTATATCCTGAAAGAATACTAAAAAGAGAAGCTGACAACTATAAGAAGGCAATCCAAAAGGGTCTATCTATATCAGAATTAAATCACCCTGAATCATCTTTAATTGACTTAGAAAGAGTATCACACCTTATTACTGAAATATGGTGGGAAGGTCACGTTTTGATGGGTAAGTTGAAATTATTAACAACACCTGGATTCCACGAAAGAGGTATTGTTTCATCACCTGGTGATATAGCAGCAAACCTTATGAGACAAGGGGTTACGATGGGGGTATCATCAAGAGGTGTTGGGTCACTTGTTAAAAAAGGAGAACAAAATGAAGTTCAAGATGATTTTGAACTCATATGTTTTGATTTAGTATCTTCACCATCTACGCCAGGTGCATATCTTTTCTTGGACGAAAAAGATAGAAACAAGTACGAAGAGAACCTTGAGGAGGAAACAAAAATGAGAGTTGAGAAGCAAGAAACCAACAAGTCGCTTGACTTGATGAGAAAACTCACCGATTATTTAGGACATTAATACTTTTTTAAAAATGGACGAAAAATACTTTGTGGCAAAAGTTCAATACGATTTGCCTGATGAAAACTCTGGTAGAGTAAAAAA